GATAGACTTGCAGCCGATGCTGTTGAGACAGATAACATTAAAGATGCAAACGTAACACAAGCTAAGGTAGTCAAAGCCTCCAAAGCTAACATGGAAGGACAAAGCAGCACCGATGGTGTCGTTACTCCTGACGTTCTTAAACACAGTCCGTTCTCTCCAAAGTGTTATGGGACAGTAGCTTATAGCTCAGGTTCCGCCACCTTAGCTACCGGTTCGTATAATGTTGCGTCAACATCAGAATCAGGGGACCAAAGAACAATTACGTTCACAGACGGTATGGACGATAATAATTATGTCGTGTTCGCTAACATGGAGACTAGCGGATCTATGGGTGACAACCACTCTGTAACAGTTATGGCTAAAACGACCGCCGGGTTTACGATAGAATCGCAAGCTAACGTAGCAGCGACTACTAGTATTAACTTTATCGTCTTCGGAAGCACCTTTGCATAATCACTATGAACTCCTCAGTCAATACACCCTTAGTAGGTATCACCGGATTGATTGCAAACATAACACTTGAACAAGTTAACACCACTGTGGCTATTGCAGTAGGACTCTCCACGTTGATCTATATGTTAATAAAGATACGACACCTCTTAAAGAATAACAAACAGAAGTAATAATGAGCGACGAAAAACGAAGCATCAAGATGGAGGGTCTACAAGACCTTCTCATCGACACATTCATCGACCAAATCAAAAGTGGTGAAGCACCTCCTGCCTTGTTAAACGCTGCACGTCAGTTACTTAAGGACAATAACATCACATCTAGTGTCACTAAGGATTCACCCTTGGAGGCACTTGTAAATTTGCTTCCCTTCGAAGATGCGACTGATAAAGTTGTCAATGAATGAGTGACATCCCACCACAGCTTAAGGACTTCCGTAACTTCCTTTGGATGACATGGAACCACCTTTCGCTACCCGCACCCACACCTATCCAATACGAGATAGCCGAGTGGATGCAAAACGGTCCACGACGAGGTGTTATCCAAGGGTTCCGAGGTGTCGGTAAGTCATGGATCTGTTCAGCCTTTGTTGTCCACCAACTCCTCCTAGATCCACAAAAGAACATCCTGGTTGTCTCGGCATCCAAGAACCGCGCTGATGACTTCTCCACGTTCACCCTTAGGTTGATACATGAGATGCCCGTCTTGGCTCATCTGATGCCCGGTGACAAACAACGCTTCTCTAAGATCTCCTTTGATGTCGGACCAGCCCAAGCATCCCACGCTCCCTCGGTCAAGTCCCTTGGTATAACATCCCAGCTTACCGGCTCCCGTGCTGACATCATTGTTGCTGATGACGTAGAAGTCCCTAACAACTCAGCCACCCAGTCGATGCGTGACAAGCTCTCAGAGCAAGTCAAGGAGTTCGAAGCTATCCTTAAGCCCGAGGACAACAGCCGCATCCTTTTCCTTGGGACACCCCAGTGTGAGGACAGTATCTATAACAAGATGCTTGAGCGTGACTATGAGATGCGAGTGTGGCCAGCAAAGAAGGTAACATCCGATAAGTCCGAAAAGATCTACAAGGGTAACATAGCTGACTCCTGTATCGACAACGATAACGTAGGAGAACCTACCGAACCCAGCCGCTTTGGTGACATCGACCTAGCCGAACGTGAAGCATCCTATGGTAAGTCAGGGTTCGCCATGCAGTTCATGCTGGACCCTAAGCTGTCCGACTTAGACCGCTATCCCTTAAAGATCAATGACCTGATTGTTATGGATCTTGATAACGAGACGGCACCCGAAAAGCTTGTGTGGGCGCAAGTCCCGGAGAACGCTTGGGACAGCACTGTGCCTAACGTCGGGTTCACCGGGGACCGCTTCTTCCGTCCTATGAAGCTTGTGGGTGACCACGTGCCTTACACCGGAAGTGTTCTTGCTGTTGACCCATCAGGCCGTGGTAAAGACGAGACCTCTTGGGCTGTCGTCAAGATGCTTAACGGTTACCTGTATGTTACCGATGCCGGTGGTATGCAAGGAGGTTACGACGAAAAGGTTCTTAAGGTGCTGACAATGAAGGCCAAGATGAACAAGGTTAATGTTATTGTGGTGGAAAGTAACTTCGGTGACGGCATGTTTGTGGAGATCATTAAGCCCTATCTCACCAAGATCTACCCTTGCACCATCGAGGAGATCCGACATAACGTCCAAAAGGAACGAAGAATCGTAGATACCCTAGAGCCAGTCCTTAACCAACATCGCCTTGTTATCGACCCTAAGGTCATCAAGAACGACTACGACTCAGCCCAAAAGTATCCTATTGAGACACAGCTTAAGTATCAGCTAATGTTCCAGCTATCTCGCCTTACACGAGAAAAAGGGGCGTTAACACACGATGATAGACTTGATGCCCTTTCCATGGGAGTCTCCTACTGGACACAACAGATGGCCCAAGATGCCGACACAAAGATAGGAGAACGCAAAGAGGAGGCCATCCTACAACAACTACGAGACTTTAAGGACACCTATTACAAGTCCCACAACAATAACAACAACGCCACGACATGGATATAAAGACTGTTAACGACATTATAGCAATGCTTGAGGAATACCGCGATAGTGGCCTTAGGATGGATTCTGAGAGGGTCTTGGATGGACCGGTAGGTGAGCCTCGGAAACAACGCCTTGTGCTGTGTGTGGGGCATTCTAGGGCCGGAGACAGGGGGGCTGTGAGCTGGAACGGAAACCACACCGAGTGGACCTACAATCGAACCCTTGCCCACTTTATCAATCTTTACCTAGATGAGGCCATTGATGTTACCATTATCGACAAATACCAAGGGGACTCCTACACCGAAGCTATGGCTAACCTTAAGCTTGGCGTTGATCCCCTTGGGGCTGACCTTGTGGTCGAACTCCACTTCAACGCCTTTAGCGACCCCAAAGCCAACGGATACGAAGCCCTTTACTGGCACACCTCCCAACACGGCAAACAAGCCGCCGAAGCCTTTATCCAATCCATGGACTCCTCGTTCCCCGACAACACCAACCGTGGAACCAAGGCCATCAAACAAAACAACGAGCGAGGCGCACGGTTCCTCAGGATGCTTAAAGCACCTTGTGTTATCCTTGAACCATTCTTCGGCACCAACCAACGAGAATGGGAGATGTTCCAAGAGTCATCATACGGAAAACAACAACTCGGAAAAGCAAAGCCATAAGTATTAACAAGTGTTTTTCAGATTGGGGTAAGTAATTGAATAACAATCCTTTGCAAATGATACCCATAGTAGGGGAGGGGGAAATAAGGTCTATCTTAGGAGACCCCGAAGGTGGATGATCTAAGGATTATTAATAACATCAACAATAACACTATCTTAGAATTATCCCGAAGGTGAGTGATCTAAGGATTACCATCAATAACACTATCTTAGGGGGATCTTATGAGATCTTAGAATAAGGGGGACTTAAGGAGACCTAAGAATAGCTCTAAGAGTAGGTGTTAATGATTACCTATAACTAACCAACCCATCAGTGTTTAATGCAACATAACTCCAACATCCATCACCAAGAGATACCTGAGGTCTCCCTAGACAACCTAGAGCATGCCTTAGCTTGCCTCCGGGAACACTTCGATGATGTTGTTGTTGCTGTCCATCACAAAGACACCAGGAACATTAAGGTAACATCATCTAATCCTTATGCTGGCCTCGGGATGCTACCGACCATCCAACAGAAGCTTCGGGGTGCCATAGAACACGCCGAGATGACTCAGTTGATCCATGAGGAGTCCTATGAAATCGAGGAGGATGATAGGCTGTAGGTTTTTGTTATAAAAATGTGAAGGGGTAACGTTATATCGACGAATCGATTTTACCCCCCGAGCCCCCCGAAAACGTCACAATAAGCGACAATCGCACACAAAAGAAGCAAGGGGGGTATGTTATCTACTCAACGACAAGCAAAAGAAACGACACTATGAATGTTTTTTACATCGCTTTGATGATGTTACTCTACCAGGGGGACTCTTGTTTGTTATTGCAAGTGAGTTGCATTTGTCCGTTTTTTTGTTGTCACCCCCCTTTTGACTTTTAACAACCTAAAGCCACCTAAAGCAAACCTAAAGCAAACCTAAAGCACCGCGTTGCTTGCACTTTTAAACTAGACTGCAAGCACCGATAAAAGACACGTGAAAACTTTTTTGTTTTTTATTCTGGACAACTAGGGTGACCCACAGTAGAAATGTGCATGTTTAAAAACATATTCAACAAAAAGCCGGTAACACTCAGAGAAACCAAGGAGTGGAAAATGTTATTCTCGGAGCTTCTTACGCTTCAAAACTCCGGACACCATGAGCACCAGGATATTTTGACGATCACTGGATTCATGCAGACTCTTGAAGAGCTAGAAGCACACGTGAAAAGAAACCGTAGATAGACACAAGACAATGATTGATCCACATTACATGACCGGTCCTTTATGGATTCTCCTCTTCCTGTTTATCTTCCTTCCTTTGTGTTTCTTCACGGTCGCATTCAACATGGAGCGCACTAGGAGACGCTATGAAAAGATGAGAGAACAAGCCGAAAGCAAAAGAAGCCGCGAAGACTTCAGACTATAGCGCGTTGATTCCTAGAGCTCCTCGGATGTCCGGGGGGTTTTATGGAGTAAATGAACTCCGATTACATTATGAAAAAACAACTAAACGAAAAGACCGCCATTTCCATTACTAAAACCGATTGCTGGTTTCAAGAATTCAAATGGATATGCAAAGCGCTCTCGAAAGATGAAAGCCGGGAAGCCATTACGGTGATTAACATTGAAAAGGATTCTGACGGGTTAGAAACCAGCATCGTTGCGACCGATGGGAGGAGATTGCATATCTTAACACTTCCACAAGCTGATAACTGGCCAGCCGGCCGCTATAAAGCCACGGTGACAGCGAAAGAGATTCTTTTAACTAGTGTTCCGGAGGATTTCCATACGTTTCCTAATTGGCAGAATGTTATTCCTAATTTTTCAACTACAAAACCCAAGGATTTCATCAAAGGCACATTCATTACAGGAAAGGTCCAAGGTGCCTTGATTTCTGGTTTCGCTTCTCTTGTCAATCGCTACCCTGTAGAGGATCTTTATCCACATGATCGAATCGTTTTCAATGATGCTTTTCTTGGGGATTTGTTAGGTGCGAAGACTTTGCTTGCTCGTAAAAACGACAGCGTTTCATGGGAGTATGAAGGCGCGCCCGGTCGTCCGTTAGTTGTTATATCCAAAAATGGCATTGCTAGTTTGAAAGGTGTTATCATGCCTATGGTAGTGCGTTAATTCCAACCCGGCTCCTCGGTCAATCCGGGGGGCTGTCTGGAGTTAATGACTCCGTTTTACATTATGAAAAAACAACTGAAAACCAAAAAGCAAAGGGCATTTGATAAAGCCCAAGTGACCAAGCTAGCAAAGGAACAGGCCGTGCCCGCTCTGACCGTATTGCACAACATCCACGAAAGCCTGCGGGATTGCGATGGTGACTGGCGATACATTAACCTAGGCACACTCATGGAGCTGTTAGCGTATCCCAAAGGACGCTTGCACCTTGCCTTGGATGAAATGAAAAAAGACTATGTTACTAGTGAAGGTTACGAGTATGGCGCAACGAATGTCGAATACTACCAGAAGGAGGCAGTGAAATGATTGTCAAAACTCTATCCACGTGGGAAGCCGCTGACTTATTATTAGCCGATGAAAACGCCAACTGGTCCCGTGCGGGTTCGCTTGCTCTCGCTGAATGGTTTGAGGAGTTGTCCGATGAGTTTAACACTCCCCAAGAATTCGACAGAGTTGCGGTTCGCTGTGACTTTAGTGAATACGAGAACCTGTTTGCGTTTGCACAAGAATATTTTGGCGATGTTGACCAGATGCGATCCGAGACGGGGATTGATACCGACGATGACGATGGAAGCGAAGCCGAAAAGATTAGGGACTTCATTAGAGACCGAGGCTATCTGATAGAGTTCACTGGTGGAGTTATCGTTTCTAATTTCTAGCACCATGAACAAGACCGAAGAACTTCTCTGGCTATTCTTCTCTCTCCTTTCCGCATACCTCGCTTGGGAGTTATTTAGAGGGGGTAACTAGCCACACCACACAAAACGCAACCACAAAGCAACCTAGGGGAAACCTTGGGTTGCTTTTTTTGTTACCACTGGAAAAAACATCTTTACACTAGCAGAGTTTTCCTTTATTGGTTTTTTATGGCAAACATACAAGACCTATTCGAAATTACCTTCACACATCGTTGGGCCGAAAAAGCCCGCGCGGAGGTAGAAAGTCGGAATATTAAATTCTGGCTTAAGATGTTACCCAAGACCACAAGGGGGTTATCGTTGGGCGTAATCGACAAGGTGATCCTTAGCGAGGTAAAGAAGGGTAACAAACCTTCCACCATCAACTCAAAACTACAGACACTTAAAACCACCCTGGATTTCACACGGGAGCGCGGGATGCATGACGTTGGGTTCAAAGTTCCCCGCTTAAAGCAACCAAGTGACGCCCGGATGTCGTTCTTTAGCGAGGAGGATCAAGAGGCCATCGAGGCTTTGATTGATGACAACGGTTTTCGGTTGTTCTTCCGTTGGTCCATTGCGACTGGTCTTCGCCCCTCCGAATCGTTGGGCCTAAAGTCATCCATGATCAGACGTGACCCTATCGTTGGGCCGGTGATTGATATTGTTAAAACCAAGAACGGGGAGCCAAGGACCATCCCATTAACAACCAAAGCTCTTGAGGCCCTTGAGACTGTTGGGGAGTGGAAGCGTTACACGTCCTATCGGATCACAAGGGAATGGGCTAGGCTACGCCGGAAAGACCCGGAGGCTTTGAAGGACTTTGTGTTTTATACGTGCCGCCATACGTGTGCCACTAGGTTGTTATCCAAGGGTGTTAACATCAAGGTTGTGCAATCTTGGATGGGACACAAGGACATCAACATGACATTGAGATACGCAAAGCTAGTGCCGAGTGATCTTGCAGCAGCCCGTGACATCCTAGAAGCATAGATCTTATGAAAACAACAATGACTGAAGACCACCTGTTCGACGAAATTATTCGTCATCGCAAAAATCGTTGGGGTGAAAATCTCTGCCGCCATCTCAGCTCGTGGATTTCCGAACGAGACGAACACGGATCAAAAGAGCGTGGGGAGATGATTGTTAACGTATCGGAAATCGTGTGTGCGTTTGCGTATTTTAGTGACTGTTGGGAGTGGGCCGCTGCTTATTTTGTTACCCTTGAAAACGCTCGAAAAACTCTTAAGGATAAGGCTACCACATGGCTTGAACTGGATGAAGAGGAACTTAGTAATTACATAGAAGATTACTACTCAGGGATGTCAGACGTATGGTTAATCTATAGCTATGCATTAAATGATCCGTTTTTAGTTGGTGAGTTTCAATGTAAATACATCAAATGAAAAGTTTACTAATGACCACCGAGATTTTCCGTCGGGCTAACATCAACACCATGTATCGGGCCTCCCTTTGCATTGCCGTTGTGTTTAAACCTGGAGTCACCAACACTAAGCTTGCGGCCATGCTTCAAACCAGCCGGGAGTCCATACAGGTAGCGTTGAGAAACTTAATCAAGGAGAACCTCGTCCACGTCACCAAGATAATCGACAAGGAGACCAACAGATCTAAGGAGACCAAGGTTTTCCCTACTCCTTACCTCAAAGATGTTATTGCTGAAATCACCAACCTAACAACACGATGAAGATCGACAGAAAATACCTAAGCCACCGGGACCAAATAAAAGTGCAAATTCTTGAAGATGAATGCTTGATGTTATCCCAGCGCATTGCTAGGATCGTCAAGAAGCGAGATCGCTTGATGCGGAAACGCGACAAGATTCTTGATAAGGGACTAGAATCGTAGGGAGAACCTCGGGCGCGGTTGCTTGTTTACCGTCATTGAACACCCTTATCAACTCCTTCACATATGGAACAAAACGAACTCAACCAAGAGATGTTAGATCTCGGGGTCCAAAGGTATCGCAAGAACCGGGCCACCAATAAAGGCTCTCTTACCAACGCCGGAAGACGCATCATGCGTGAAGGAGTGGAGCCGGTAGCGTTGGGCCTAGTTGAGTTGCTTCCAACAGTCCAAAAGATAAAGAACAAGTCACAGTGGCAACGCTGTTTAGTTGATGTTAAAGACTTTCGTCCCATAGCCTTGATAGCCGTAAAGGCTACCCTAGATGTCCTCGACGAGCCTCGGTCCTATGCTAGTGTGTGTTTTCGCCTAGGCCGAGCCGTCGAGGACCAACTGCTATCCGACAACTTCATACGTAACCATGAGTTTGGGTCGAGGTTGGTTAAGCGTATGCAAGACTTAGCGAGCCGGGGACCAGCCACTCAAAGCGCCTATCTCCACAAGACAGCCCGGAGTGAGGACATGGAGTGGACCGATTGGACACGCCGGGATCGAATCTCATGTGGCTCTATGTTGCTGGAGATTGTCCATGATCGGACGGGCTTGATTAAGTTCACCGAGAAGGCCCAACGCCAACGCCGACACTTCAAGCCGATGCGGATGGTTGAGATCTCTGATGTTACTAGAGAGTGGATCAACGACTACGACAACTACCGGGAGTTATTGTTACCGTTCTGGTTACCGATGGTGGAAAGCCCGGAGCCGTGGCACAAGGTGTTTGGGGGTGGATACGGTATCAACAAGGACCAAGGACTCCCTGTGCTTCCGTTCATCCGATGCTCTGACAGGAATGTGTTACGAATGGCACCCGACATGCCCCATGTTTACAACGCGGTCAACCTTATACAGGAGACACCCTATGCCATTAACAATCGCGTCCTTGAGATGCTTGAGTGGGCGTGGGATAAAGATTTACAGATTGGGTTACCACCTAGGAACGACCTAGAGTTACCTGAGTGGCCCGGTGATCACATGTCGGTCGAGGAGACGAGGAACTGGCGTGACGACAAGCGGGAACGGGCAGCCTATAACACCTCGTTGGGTTCACAGCGCATCCTTATCTCTAAGATCTTGATGTTATCCCGGAAGTTCCGCAACGAGCGTATGTTCATGCCGTCATCGTGTGACTTTCGGGGTCGAGTCTATCAGGTGCCAAGCTACCTTAACTACCAAGGCCCGGATCACTGTCGAGGATTGTTACAATTTCACAGGGGGAACCCCATCAAGTCCGACGACGACCTAAGATGGCTTGGGATACACGGGGCTAACTGTTTCGGTAACGACAAGTGTGACTTTGAGACCCGCCTAAAGTGGGCCGATGGCTTCACACGGGATGCAATAAGGATTGCTAACGACCCAAAGTCCAACCGAGAGTGGGCCGATGCGGATGAACCTTGGCAGGCGTTGGCGTGGTGCTTTGAGTGGGCTGAGTATCACACGAAACGGTCGAAAAATTTTAGGACGTTCCTGCCTTGTGCGATGGACGCAACCAACAGTGGCCTACAGCTTCTGTCATTGTTAAGTCGGGATGAGGAAGGATGCTTTGCGACCAACGTCTCACCTACTGAAACACCTCAAGACATCTACAGGTTGGTCTCGGATCACACGTTGGGTAAATTAAAACAAGATGCAAAGGATGGACGCGACTACGCACGGCTTTGGGTTGAGTTTGGGATCGACCGCAAGATGTCAAAGAGACCGGTGATGTGTTACAGTTACGGCCTAACTCCTTACTCCAACAGGGATTACGTCGCTGACTGGTATGACACCACCCGAAGAGAGCGTGGGATTGACTGTGTGTTTGGTCGGAGCCACATGTATCCCGCCATCAAGTATCTCGGTGACACTCTGTGGGACAGCATTCAAACTTTGTTAACGAAACCTAAGCAAGTCATGGACTGGTTCCAAGATGTCTCCCGGTTGATGACAAAGCAGGAGCTACCGTTAACTTGGACAACACCTAGTGGATTCCGGGTCAGTCAAGATTACCGAAAGCAAGTCAGCCAGAAGGTCAGCACGTGGTTGAACGGATCGTTAACATCGGTGCGCTTCAAGGATGCTACGGACGACCTCGACCCACGAAAGCAAAGCAACGGTGTCGCACCTAACGTGGTCCACAGTCTTGATGCTGCTGGGTTGGTGTTAACTGTTAACGAAAGTTGGAAGCGTGGCCTGTATGATTTCGCCATGATCCACGACAGCTTCGCCACCCACAGTAACAACTGCGAGACACTTGCGTCATCACTACGCGACAGCTTCAGCGAGATGTTCACAAAAGATATTCTTGCAGACCTAGCCGAAGCGTGGCAAAACGAATCCTACGAGCAACTACCAAGCTTACCTGACTACGGGACGTTTGATGTTAACACACTACGTGACTCTAAATACTTTTTCAGTTGAAGCTGAGAAAAACAAAGAAACCAAAAAACCTAAACAATAATGAAACAACTGACAACGCCTATTGGCACCGCAATGTATCCTAAGCTCATCACACCGGACACCAAGTTCAATGCTGATGGAGTGTATTCTTGTAAGCTTATCCTTACGAAAGACGACTTCGAAACACTTGAGGCCACCATCAACCCTTGGTTTGAAAAAGAATACGAGCGATTGGTGAAGGAGAGTGGAAAGAAGAAGCTGGATCGCAGCCAGAAGCTCCCGTTAAAGCTGAACGACGACAACGAATACGAGGTCTTCGCAAAGCAAGTAGCACAGCGCGAAACATCTAAGGGACTCATTCACTTTCAAGTCGCTCTCTTTGATTCGGCTGGAAAAAAATTGAACAACCCACCCAACATCGGATCGGGATCTAAGCTACGCCTTGGGGTGGAGCCATCGGCCTGGTTTAGTCCTATGATGGGAGTGGGTTACACACTTCGTCTGAAGGCAGTCCAAGTGATTGAGCTTAAGGAGTATGAAGGTGGAGCCGGTGGCTTCTCGTTCGACGCTCAAGAAGGCGGCTTCGTGTCCGAGGATCTTGGTGACGCATTTGAAAACGACAGTAAGGATGCCTCGATTCCGTTCTAAATTTGAACAAAGGCTGGCTCTTGCAATGAAACGTGCGGGAGTCAGCTTTACATACGAGTCCCAACGGATCAAGTATGTTAAGAACCACCACTACACCCCGGACTTTGTTCTTGATAATGGTGTTATCCTTGAGGCTAAAGGTCGCTTCATGTCGTCCGACCGGGCAAAGCATTTGTTAATTCAGAAGCAACACCCGGACCTCGACATACGTTTCGTCTTTATGCGAGCGAGTAAC